GCCCGGATCACGGGCGTCAAAGCGAGCGACATTAGCTCGCCCAAAGATTTCGAGAGGTTCCTGCGTGACGCCGGATTCTCTCGCAAAGAAGCCAAGCAGATAACCGCGCATGGCTTCGGTGACTCGTCTCTGTGTGACGCAGAGCCCGAGGACACAGCAGAGAACGACCTCGCCGATCACATCAAGCGAACGGTCGAGGAGCTCACCGCAAAGTGAGCGGAACCATCTAGTCTTCAATTTTTTGAGGTAACCAAAATGTCTATCGAAGTGAAGAGCGCCGTCGATGCGCTCGCGAAAGTAGTCACCGACGAGCGTTCAGCTCGCGAGGTGTTCGAGAAGCGTTCGGACAGCGAGCGCAAGGAGTTCGAGGCCAAGGCTGACGCAGAGTTCGCCAAGGTTCAGAAGTCGCTCGAGGAAGTGAACGTCAAGCTCGGCCGCATCACGATCGCGGGCGCTGGCGATGCTCCGAAGAACGACGAGCACAAGTCGGCCTTTGTGAACTACATCCGCAATCCGCGCGACCAGAAGTCGATCGCGGCTCTCCAGGATGCCGAGCGCAAGGCCGTCTACACGACCGGCACCGGCGGCTCGGCGGCGGGCGGCTACGCTGTCCCCGAGGAGCTCTCGCGCGCCATCATCACGCAGCTCACCAACATCTCGCCGATGCGCCAGGTCGCGAACGTGGTGACCGCGTCGAGCCCGGATTACAAGATCCTGGTCGACACGCTCGGCACCGGCACCGCCTGGGCGGGTGAGAACGCGACGCGCTCGGAGAGCAACACGCCGCAGCTCGGCGAAGTGGCTCCGACGTTCGGCACCCTCTACGCCTACCCGAAGGCCTCGGAAGAGTCGCTGAACGATATGTTCTTCGACGTCGGCGCCTGGCTGACGAACTCGGTGTCGGTGGCTTTCGCCGCCGCCGAAGGCGTCGCCTTCACGACTGGCAACGGCACCAACAAGCCGACCGGCTTGATGGCCGCGACGAAGAGCTCGAGCGACGACGCCTCCCTGGCGTTCGGCTCGGTGCAGTACGTCCCGACCGGCGCTGCTGCGGGCTTCCCGGCTCTGTCGCTGACGTCGCCTGTGGCCTACCCGGCCGACAAGCTCGTCGACCTCGTCCATAAGCTGAAGGCGGGCTACCGCGCGAACGCTCGATGGATGATGAACAAGGCGACCCTGGCTGTGGTTCGCAAGTTCAAGGACTCGGACGCGAACTACCTCTGGCAACCGGGCCTCGCCGCGGGTATGCCGTCGAGCCTCCTCGGCTACGCTGTGGTCGAGAACGAGGACATGGCGGACATCGGTGCGAACGCCTTCCCGATCGCCTTCGGTGACTTCCGCGCGGCTTACACGATTGTCGACCTCGTGGGCCTTCGCGTGACGCTCGACGAAGTGACGACTCCGGGCCAGGTGAAGTGGATCTTCCGCAAGCGCATCGGCGGCAAGCTCGCCGATAACCAGGCGGTGAAGGTCATCAAGTGCGCCACGACCTGATCTGACTGAAGACAGGAGAGCGGGGCGGGAGGGCAACCTCCCGCTCCGTTTCTTTGAATGAAAGCAATTTGCAAGATCCCCTTCCGCGGTGTCCCCGACGGGGAACACCAGGTTCGATCCTTCAACGTCGGCGACGAGCTCGAGGGCGAACTCGCCGAGGTGGCGGTGATCAATGGATGGGCAGCTCGAGACGGAGCTCCCGGTCCCAAAGAAAACCAGGCGCTCGGCGGTGCGCCGGAACCCTTTCGCGAGACTGCGGCGCCGTCCCTGCGTCGTCGTCGCGAGCGGGCCTAGTCTTACCGCAGAGGACGTCGACTACTGTCGCGAACGCGCGGCGGTGATCGTCGTCAACGACAACTACAAGCTCGCACCCTGGGCGGATGTGCTCTATGCCGCCGACCCGGAATGGTGGGATCTCCACCAGGGAGCGCCGAGCTTCAAAGGTTCACGAGTAACGCAGGACGCCGGAGCCGCGAGGCGGTGGCGCTTGCACTACATCGAAAGCATCGACCGGCAGGGCTTCTCGCTCGAGCCTGGTCGAATACATCGCGGCGACAACTCGGGATTCCAGGCGGTGAACCTGGCCGTCCTGGCGAACTGTTCGCCGATCGTTCTCCTCGGTTTTGATATGAAGATGGGAGCGAAAAGACATTGGTTCGGGGATCATCCCGGCGCGCTGAACAAGGCGTCGCCGTACAAGCTCTTCGCGGCAGCGTTCAACGAGGCAGCGCAGCGACACCCGGACATCGAGGTCTTGAACGCGACGAGAGATACTGGTCTCGATTGCTATCCGAAGGTGAGCCTTCGCGATGTGATCTGACGGTCGCCTGTGTTCTCCGCTCCGGCGGAGACTACGGCATCGACTACGTCGAGCGCCTTCGCGACGATGTCGCGAAGCATCTCTCGCTTCCGCACCGATTTGTTTGTCTCTCGGACGTCGAGGTTCCCTGCGAACGGGTGCCGATGCTCCGCGACTGGCCGGGATGGTGGAGCAAGCTCGAGCTCTTCGAGTGGTTCACCGCTCCGACGCTGTACTTCGACCTCGACACGGTGATCGTCGGCTCGCTCGACGAGATCGCCGACTACCCGCATCGCTTTTCGATGCTGACTGACTTCGGTCAACCGGCAGGCCTCGCGTCGGGCGTGATGGCCTGGGACGGAGACTTTTCACACATCGCGCTCGAGTTCAGCGAGGAGCGCGCTGCGGATTACCTGGAGCCGACCCGATGGGGCGACCAGGCCTGGATCTCGGAGACGGTCGGCCTCGAGCCTGACCGCCTCCAGGAGTTATTCCCGAGACAGATCGTCTCGCGAAAGTTTGGCGCTCGATGGCCTGGCGAAGAGCGCGTCGTTTGTTTTCACGGTGTCCCGAGGCCGCGGGATGTCAACTGGACAGTCTAGGAGACTGAAAAATGTCAAAGGGCAACACATTCGAGAATGACCTGATGAAACTGTTCTTCCAGGGTACGGCGATCGCCAACCTGGCAGACAACGCGGCGAGCTCGCCGAACACGAACCTCTACGTCTCGCTGCACACCGCCGATCCTGGCGAGGCGGGCGACCAGACGACGAGCGAGGCAAGCTACACCGGCTACGCTCGCGTCGCCGTCGCGCGCACCTCGAGCGGATGGACCGTGACGAACAACTCGGTCACGAACGCTTCCGCGATCACCTTCCCACAATGCACCGGGGGCTCGAACACGATCTCCCATTTTGCAGTCGGTACCGCCTCGAGCGGCGCAGGGAAGATTCTCTACAAGGGCGCGCTCACCGCGTCGCTCGCCGTGTCGAACTTGATCATTCCGGAATTCGCCTCGAGCACCCTGACGATCTCCGAGGAATAATCGAACGTGGCAACGATCACGACTCGCTCCGGTAAGGGCTCCGCTCTTACTCACCAGGAAGTCGACGACAACTTCACCGGGCTCAATACCGAGCTCGGGCAGAAGGAGGTCGCATCGAACAAGGGCATCGCCAATGGCTACGCCTCGCTCGATGCGGCCGGAAAGGTTCCGTCCGCGCAGCTTCCGTCCTATGTGGACGATGTTGTCGAGGTCGCGAACTTTGCGTCGCTCCCTGGTACGGGCGAGACGGGCAAGATCTACGTCACGGTTGACACGAACAAGACCTACCGATGGGCGGGCTCGAGCTATATCGAGATCAGCGCCTCGCCGGGTTCGACCGACTCGCTCGCTGAAGGATCGACGAATCTCTACTTTACCCAGGCGCGAGCTCGCGCCTCGATCTCCGCCTCGGGTTCTTTGAGCTACAACAGCTCGACGGGCGTGATGTCCTTCACCGACGCGGTGACCTCCGTCGCCGGTCGCACCGGCGCCGTCACGCTCACCTCGAGCGACGTCGGCCTGGGCAACGTCGAGAACAAGAGCTCCGCGACGATCCGCGGCGAGATCACCTCGAGCAACGTCACGACCGCGCTCGGGTTTACGCCTTACAACGCGACCAATCCGAACGGCTACATCACAAGCTCCGCGCTATCGAGCTATCTGCCGTTGAGCGGCGGGACGATGACGGGGAACGCATCATTCGCGCACGGCGCGAACATTTACTTTGGTTCATCGAGTAACGAAGCCGGGCCGTGGACAATTTCGGTTAACGGGTCGGGTGGCGCGACTCCCGCGACGAAAGGCACCGGTTGGGGCAGAAACCTAATCATCAAGGCGGGCGACTCCGACAACGGTATCGGGCTCGCTGGCGGCGATATGTTCGTTCGCGGAGGCTCGCCGACGTCGCCTTCTGTTGTCTATGGCGATGTAAGAATTGCCGATCTTGGCGGGCAGGTTTATCTGCGTTCCGGAGAGATCGCTCTCGGCTCTGGCAACTACAACAGCTACGCGCCGACGCTGACAGGTACAGGAGCGTCTGGCACCTGGGGCATCTCGATCACCGGAAACGCCGCAACCGTAAGCGGCATCACAAGTGGACAAGTTACCGGCGCCCTCGGATATGTGCCTGTGCAGCAGGGTACATCGGTAACGCTCAACGACATAGGAGTTGGCGGCGCATCGCCTACAGACTCGATCAATTTCTCGCCGTGGTACGGCATCGGAATAACAAACATTCCCCAGGCCGAAGGCAATTACGTTCAAGTCGCGGGCTTCTACGGTCTGCGCCTGCGATCGGCAAACTATGTTCTAGATCTGCCATACACCGATACGCCGACGCTAAATTCAAACGTCATCATTCACGCAGGCAACTACAGCAGCTACGCGCTCCCTCTCTCTGGCGGCACAATAACTGGGCAGATCTCATTCTCATACACGGGCGACCACGCCATTCAGATAGGCACTATTCGCGGGCGCCCGGTCGGGGGTCAAAGCGGAGATTTCCTCCACATATACGAGCGTGTCCATATTGGATCGCCAGCCGGATGGGGAACGCGCAGTGCCCCGAGTTACGGTCTCTCTACCTATGGCGGCGCAGACCTTGCGACAGACACCGGCGCTGTTCGCATTACCACTGGGTCGATTGCGGTCGGGGATGCTGCTACTCGCGGGTTGGTCTTCGACGGCAACTACACCAACGGGCAGTACCGTCACAGGTTCCGCAAGCAAGACCCCGGCGCTGGGCTGCCGCTATACATCGACTACGCGCACGGCACTGCCAACGCATTCACAAACATTGCGCGTTTTGGCGGTGGCGGCACATACAAGGAGTTCAGCGTATACGGCAGTCAGGAAGTTGTCGGCGGCGCATTAGTTCTTGACTGGAACATTGCATCACCATCGAACTACTACAACGGTCTACAGCTTGAAGTTCGCGCGACATCTGGCACGGCTGGCATAGGGTTTCATCGCAGCGGTTATTCGCACGTCGGCATCTACCACGATGCGTTAAACACGCTAAAGTTCAACATGAACTCTGGCACCGTGACGCTGAATCACGACGCCGGGACGATTATCGGAACTGGAAATTTCAGCAGCTACGCCGTTCCGACGCGCACGCGCTCGAACTGGAACGACGGCACCGTAATCAATAACGTAGTCGGTCAACTTGCGTGGAAGAACTACGGCTCGAATCACACAATATTTGATGCGTCCGCGGGAACATCGCCAGATGGGACATCAGTCAATAATACGAACGCGCAGGTTCCTTGGGGTGGCACATACCCAACTCTCATGGGATGGAATGGCGCAAACACCTACGGTGTTCGTGTTGACTCTGCGCGGATCGCCGACTCTGCTGTCAATGGGCTGACAACTAGCAACTACAACTCCTACGCGCTTCCGTTAAGCGGTGGCACGCTGACCGGAAATTTGATTAGTAGCGGCACCGCTCGGTTCAGCGGCGCAACGATTGCTCCTTACGCCGGTGTGTATGCGGGGGAGGCTGTCGGAGCGGCGAGCGGAAACAAGCTGATCTATCTTTACAACAACGGAGGCACCCTAAAGCTAGACGCCTACGATTTCGGAACGTCAACACCGCTTGGGTTCACGGTTGGAGGCAACGGCGGAACAGTTAACCTTTACACGGGTGCAACTGTAAACGGAAACGGGATTCTTCACGCCGCCAACTACAGCAGCTACGCGCTCCCGTTGAGCGGCGGTCAAATCACTGGGGGTGTGGAGTTCCGCTCCGCTAACCAGCTGACGTTTAGCGACGGCGCTAACTCGACGCGCGGGTTCATCAAGGGCGTCGCCAATACCGGCACCGGTGCTGCCGGACTTGTCATTGCGACGTCCGGTGGTGAGTCCATCGTCTTTAAGGACGGCAACGCCGACGCCGGTGACATCAACTTTGTCATCCGGGGCGATGGAGTGCTGCTGCAAGGCGGCTCAAATCAGCTGCTCCACGCTGGCAACTATACCTCGTACTCACCTTCGCTGACTGGAAGCGGCGCAAGCGGCACATGGGGTATCAACATCACCGGGAACGCCGCGACCGCAACTTCGGCGTCCGGCGCAATTTCGGCAAATGCTGTAGGCAGCACAGGTTACGGAAACGGCACTTTCACATGGCGGCAAGAGTCTGGAACCTTTGCCGGGCAATCGGGGTGGGCTAGCTACCTAATCAGCAACCACGGCGACGGCGCGACGTACTACAACCAGACGCTCATCATGCCGTTTTGGTCTGCGCCGCAATACTCGCGCCTTGAGGGCGGCACGTTCCGCGGGCCTTACGTTTTCCTTTCAACGGAAAACTACAGCAGCTACGCGCTCCCGCTCTCGGGCGGTACGCTCACGGGCGACATCGTATTTGCGGATAACAGCGCCAGAAAAATACGCAATGCTGCAAACAATGCCGGGTATCAACCGGACGACATATACGGAAACACCTATATGTTCAATGCGAGCGGCGGATGGTACGGAGACTTCACCGGCTACTACTGGCGTTCGACTGGCGGCTCAAATCTCGCAACGCTCGACGGCAGCGGAAACTTTGTAGCGACCGCAAACGTCACCGCCTACTCGGACGAACGAGTAAAGGCTAACTGGCGAACGCTCGATGACGGGTTCGTCGTCAGGCTTGCGGGCGTTAAATGCGGCATCTACGACCGCACCGACGTAGACCTCACACAGGTGGGCGTCTCGGCGCAGTCTTTGCGGCCTGTACTCCCTCACGCGGTCATATCGTCGCCAGATGGCGACCTCTCGGTCGCTTACGGAGCCGCCGCGATGGTGTCGGCGGTCGAGCTCGCGAAGGAACTAGTCACGTTACGGAATAAAGTCGCCGAGCTCGAGGCTCGGATTCACTAGGAGATATTTGTCATGGCTATCGAATACACGCTGAAGATCAACGCGGTCCGAGTTCACAATGTCGGCGAATTGCAGAACGTAGTGAAGGAGGTCGACGTCACAATGAAGGGCACCGACAGCGGGTGCAGCTTCGAGCTTCCGTTCTCGGTCAACGTCGGCGATCCGGCTCCCGAGAATTTCGTCGACTTCTCGCAGCTCACCGCGGCGGAGGTCGAGACCTGGGTGTGGGCGCAGGAGGATCAGCTCGCACCGTACCAGGCGCACATCGCCTACGTTGTCGCGAAGGAAGTCGAGAAGGCCGCGCTCGAGCAGAAGCCTCTTCCCTGGGCGCCGGAGCCGGAAGCTCCCGCAGCACCGGCTAACGCCGCGGCCTAATGCCTCTCAATAGTTCCGGGCCGATCAGCATCGGCGGATCGACGTCCGGACAATCCATCAACCTCGAGCTCGGTCGGTCGGCAACCGCGACCTCGAGTCTTAACGAGTCGGCGCTGCGGAGCCTCGCAGGCGTCTCGAGCGGCGCGATCTCGCTGTCCAACTTCTACGGGAAGTCGAACCTCGCCGCGACGCTGAACAGCTACGACGCGGGCGCGTATGACGTCTATCTGTACCGCACCCGATATGTGGGATCGGGCTCTGCGTATGCGCGAGTCGGCATCACGCTGTATAGCGACGGGACTGCGAGGTATTTCTACGAAGACACCGGAACAGCGACCGCTAACTTTACGAGCTTTACTTGGAAGACGGGCGCGGGCAGCGTCGGGGATTACTATGCCCGGTTTATCGTTGACTCCGGCAGCAGCTCGCCAAATAGCTCAAGCAGCGCGACCGGCACGGACCTGGTGTTAAGCACGACTCGAGAATGGAAGGCATTCGCCGAGGTGCCTGGTACAAACCAGGACGCCTTTTTCTCGGTTACCGGCACGCTGCAAATCAGGAACTCATCCGGCACGGTGCTCGCCGCGAAGACGATTTTCATGGACGTCGCGGCTTCGTCCGGAACGCCGCCTTAATTTTCAGCAAACGTGAGGTCTTTGAATGTTGAAGTTTGAACTTACCGCCGAAGAGGCGAACGTCGTCCTGGCATCGCTCGCGAAGCAACCCTTCGAGATCGTCGCCGGACTGATCGACAAGCTGCAACGCCAGGCGCAGCCGCAGCTCGCGCCGAAGGTGGAAGGAGCTGACCAGGCTCCGTGATGAATCAGGCCGCGTCCGACTTCGAGACCGGCTCGGAGGTTAGATGAGCGGCCTATACGTCCAGAGCGACTACTGGCTTTTCGGCTATGCCGTCGGCGACACGCTGTACGGCACGGCCGCAGGGTCGGCGACCGTCACCGGCGCGCTCGTTCCGAAGATCTACTCGCCAGGTGCGAGTGTCGGAACGGCAACCGTCCAGGGTGACATCGACGCGATCGGTCGTCCGATCGCAAGCTCCGCGGGTTCGTCGACAACGTCGGCAACCTCTCGAGCAATCGCTCCCGCTACCGGCTCCGCAGCCGGGACCGGGGCGGTCTCTGGTTCAGTTATCGCAGCAGGCTCGGCGAGCGGCAGCTCGTCGGGATCTGCAACGGTCCAGGGCGCGGTCGTCGCGTCGGGGCCGATCTCCGCCTCCTCGAGCTCGAGCTCGACGGCAACTGCGGACGGCTCCGGACGCCTCGAGGGGCAGGGCGCCGCAGCAGGCACGGCATCGCTCGCGGCCGATGTCCAGGCGCGCACCGGGATCGACGCTTCGAGCTCGGGCAGCTCGTCCGTCTCTGGCGATGCGTTCGCAACCGGCCAGGCATCCGGCCAGGCCGAGGGCTCGGCGACTGCAACGGCGGCGGGGACGGCTAGGTTCTCGAGCCGCGGCGAAACGTCCGGCACCTCGACGGTCGACGGCGCGATCCAGGGCGTCTTCCCGGCTAACGGGGAGGCGCAGGGCGCGAGCACGATCGCCGGGGATGTCCTGGCCTACGGTCGGGCAGACGCCGCCTCTGCGGGCTCTGCGGCGGCTACGGGCGGCATCCTGGCGACCGCTACGGTCGAGGGCTCCTCGAGCTCCTCGAGCTCGGTGTCCGCCGACATCCAGGCGACCGCCCAGGGCAACGGCTCCGCCGAAGGCCTGGCAACGGTCGAGGGCTCCGGGCAGCGGAAGATCTCCGCACCTGGCGCGGCGATCGGCTCCTCGAGCTCGAGCGCGGTCATCCTGGCGTTCGGTCGGACGGACGGCTCGATCGCAGGGGAGGCGACGGCAACCGCCGAGGCGCGCGCCTTCGCGATGGGCTCCGGCTCGATCGCAGGCGACGCCACGGTCACGGCCTCGATCAACGGTCGCTCGATTGTCCAGGGCGCGATCTCGGGCGAGAGCACCGTCGCGGATGTCCCGGCCTACGGGCGCGGCGCGGTCGACGGCAACGAGACCGGCACCTCGAGCGCGAGCGCTTCGATCCTGGCCTACGGTCGCCAGGTCGGCGACGCGGCGGGCGAGGCGAGCTCGATCGTCACGATCTACGGACGCGGGCCGATCCTGGGCCTGGTCTACGGCACCGCCGAGATCAGCGGACAGGCGCTCGGGTTCGGCTCCGTCGATGGCGACGCGGAGGGCGATGCGACCGTCACCGGACGGCTACGGAGTCGCACCTTCACGCCGGACTCTCGAGAGCTGAAGGTTCCGTTCCAGGATCGCCGCGAAGTCATTCCGCAGCGCTCGACGCTCACGGTCAGCGCTGACAGTTCGATCGAGGTCGAGGCGGACAACCGCGCGATCAAGGTCTCACGCAACAACAGGAGAATCGCTGCATGACGATCATCGCGGCATTCACGAAAGACCCGAACTCGACGATCGACTTCGAGGTCGACTGGAATCCCTGGTTAAACGGGGACACGGTCACGACCTCCGCCTGGGAAGTTCCCGCGGCGCTCTCGATCGTCTCTGAAGGCGTGACTTCCAACGTGACGCGCGCCTTCCTCTCCGGCGGAGTCGCCGGAGCGGACTACCTGATCACGAACCGCGTGACTACTCCAGGCGGACGCATCGAGGATCGCTCGGTATTGGTACAGGTGCGACAGCTATGAACCACACCCTGATCACGGCTCCGGCGGGTGAGCCGGTAACGGTCGAAGAGGCGCGCTCCCATTGCCGCATCGACGGCAACCAGGACGACGAGATCCTCTTCGCGCTCTCGAAGGCCGCGCGCGAATACGCCGAGGCCTACACCGGGCGCTCTTTTGTGAATACGACCTGGGAGCTCAAGGTCGACCAGTTTCCGCTCTACTTTCAGCTCCCGAAGGCGCCGCTCGTGAGCGTGACCTCGATCACCTATATCGACATCCAGGGCAACACGCAGACGCTACCGGCGAACACCTACCAGGTCGTCAACGACGCGGGCCCGTTCGCGCAGCCTGGGAAGATCTTCCAGGCCTATAACGAGACCTGGCCGAGCTCGCGCGGCTACATCAACGACGTCCGCATCCGCTACGTCGCGGGCTACGGTGCGCCGACCGACGTTCCGCCTGCGATCAAGGCGGCGATCAAGCTGATGATCGCGCACCTCTACGAGAACCGCGAAGCGACGCTCACCGGGACGATCGTCACCGAGTTCCCGCTCGGATTCACAGCGCTCCTCTCGCCGTTCAAGGTGTTCTGATGCAGGCCGGGCGCCTTCGACATCGGGTCACCGTTCAGCGGGCGACCGACGCGATCGACCAGTACGGAGACCAGACGCCGACCTGGACGTCGCTCGGTACGGTGTGGGCGTCCGTCGAGCCGCTCAACGGCCGCGAATACTTTGCAGCCGCGCAAATGCAGAGCGAGGTGTCGACGCGGATCGTCATTCGTCCGATCTCGGGCGTGACGCTGACGCCGAAGGATCGCGTCAAGTTCGGCTCGCGCTACTTCGACATCCAGTCGGTCATCAATCGCGACGAGCGGAACCGCGAGCTTCAGCTCCTCTGCGTCGAGAGGTTCGTCTAGTGCCGATCGTCACCGACATAAAAGTCGAGGGACTGAAGGAGCTCGAGGCGCGACTTCTCGAGCTCGACGCTCTAGCGGCGAAGCGGCTCCTTACTCGAGCAACCCGTCGCTCGCTGATCAAGCTCGAGCGCCAGGCTACCGCTAACGCGGAGAGCTTCGCGCGATCCGGAGCGCTCGCCGAGTCGGTGCGAATCGTGACGGTGCGGCCGAAGGGCAGCGAAACCGTCGCCGTCCAGGTCGGACCAAAGAAAAAAGACCGCCGAGCTGTCGCTCTGCACAACGTCTACTACAGCCGCAAGCGTCGCGGGATTTTCTACGGGCACCTCGCCGAGTTCGGTCATCGCGTTCGCGGTCCGAGCGGGCGTCGCGTCAACGCGAAACCCTGGTTCGGTCCCGCCTGGGATGCAACCCGCAGCGGCATCCTTCCAGAGTTTCAGCGCATCTTGCGCCAGGGCATCACCCGCATCGAGAAGAGACTGCGCGCTCGCGCAGCCGAAACAGAGGGGCTCGTCGATCCGTGAGTATCGAGAACGCAATCATCGCGAAGATCTCCGCGCTCAACACCGGCGCCGGGTCTCGCGTCTACCGCGAGATCATCGTCCAGGAGCCGACGCTCCCGGCGGTCGCTGTG